TCAACGTGCTGGAGTTTCTATACGCAGTAGGTCAATTAGGCGATGTTAGGGTTGAATGCATCGTTGACGTGACACCAGGCCAGATACAAGACGGCCTTGACTGGGTGCGGAAATACAACGGTGGGAGCGTGGAAGTCATTCCCCTGGAATCAGACACCATGTATTCGGATTATGTATTGGCTGCGATATAGCTACAGGTTTGGTGAAACCTAGGGTGGGATGTGCGAGCCACAACCTCGGTGAAACCCAGCAAGGTAGTGCGAGCCAGGTGGTTGGTGAAACCCATATAGGTGGTGCGAGCCATTAGCAGAGTGAAATCCAGGTCGAGTGTGCGAGCCAGGTAGTATGTGAAACCCAGATTGCTTGTGCGAGCCATGTTGCCCGTGAAATCCAGGCAACGGATGCGAGCCACACCCTCGGTGAAACCCAACCCGATTGTGCGAGCCATCTGTATCGTGAAACCCAGGTTGGATGTGCGAGCCGAGGCAAAAGTGTAAACCGGTTGCCCTATGCGATATAGCGACAGAGAAATCAGGAGGTAAATGATGGCACGATGGATTATCAGTGGCAGTCCAATAAGAGTTATTGAGGCACTGTACTATCTGGGATTATTGCACGGCACTGTCGTGGAGTGTGTTGTGGATGCAGAGAACGACGAAATAAGGGAATTGCAACGTAAATTGGGAGATGAGGTCATCATTGTGCCGTCACCTACTCTACCAGGCGCTACAGAACAGAAAGGAGGTGATGATAGCGTATGGGAACAATACCTGGAGCAATATGAGGTTGATGATGAAAAACGTTTCAGGAAATTGATACAGGCGCAGAGGGAATTGATACCGTTTCTACAGGAAATGCGTCGAGAGATTGCCAGGCATTTTGGCCCGCATAAACCGGTTCGATTGGAGCTGGATGAGAGCATTGATATCTATCAGGATGTTCTCGTCTATGTTGATACGCCGAGCATTGATGCGCTGGAGGAATTCGAACGTGCTTGGCTGTATGAGGCGCTAGATCGTTATCGGCTGCCATTCTGGGTGACACTGATGCCGTTGGGGTGGGCAAGCCGATCTTGTGATGAAACCCGTAAACGTAGTGCGAGCCATACGCAGAGTGAAACCCGTCTGTAATGTGCGAGCCAGGTAGAACGTGAAACCCAATCGGCTGGTGCGTGAGCCAAGGCTGACGTGAACTCCAGTGGCGTCGTGCGAGCCAGCGTTCGCTTGTATCCCGCGAGGCAAATGCGAGCCAGTGTAGGGGTGAAATCCGTAAATGCAGTGCGAGCCGAATGATACGTGTAATCCTAGGGAGGGATGCGAGCCAAAAATTAAGTGAAACCCAGTCAGCGAGTGCGATCCACGTCCAGCGTGAAACCCATACATCTGGTGCGAGCCAGTCGTTCGGTGAAACCCAACTTGCTTGTGCGAGCCATTTTGGCGATGAAACCTAAAGGGGTTGTGCGAATTACACGAGATATAAACAGGAGAGGTAAAGATGGAACAAGCGGAAATCACAATTAACGGAAATGGCAATGATAATCAGTTGCCTCAGCTCAAACCCCGCAAATATCCCGAGCTGTATCAGGCATATCGGTTCTGGTACGAGCTGGTCGAGATGCGCAAGCGCCACCTGCTGCGCATCAGCGCCGTCGAGCGCGGGGTATGTTCTCTCAGCGTGGAATTCGAACGCAAAGTCATGGACAGAATCAAACTGGATGATGCAGTCGAGTACACGCGCCAGGAGATGATCCGCGCTGCTGAGGCTGTCCCTATATGGGAATGGATTGCCAGTTTCAAGGGTCTGGGTGCGGGAGGTTTGGCCGCTCAGTTGATCGCTCAGATAGACGACACTGGCAATTTCCCGACAATCTCATCGCTATGGCGATTTGCGGGTTATGCAGTGATTGACGGACGGCGGGAATACCGCAAATCCGGAGAGAAGGCACATTATAGTGCACATCTCAAATCCACCTGTTATTTGATCTCCGAACAATTTCTGCGTGCGCAGACAAAGCCATGGATAGACGTCTATTACGAGTACAAGGGGCGCAAACGCCGGGAATATCCCGAACCCTGGTGTGATCAGTGCAATCTGCCTGCATCAGTGTGCGGTATCCGCAGCCATCGGAAGCGCTTTACCGACAATCACCTGCATCTGATGGCCATGCGCAAGATGACCAAGGTATTTCTGAGCAATCTGTGGCTGAGCTGGCGCACTGCTGAGGGATTGCCGGTATCAGAGCCGTATGTTCAGGCGGTTTTAGGGCACACGGATATGGTATTGGTATGATTGGGCGGGCCATACTGGGCGTTTTGTATCTGATCGAGCAACCTGCTGAGGCTGTGTATCCTGAGACACAGCCTCAGCAGAAGACAGGCAAATCGCCTGGCACCCCTGTGCGATTTCAGCGGCTAGAGCGGAAACAGAAATGCTCTAAGAAAAGCAAACCGGTATCAGGAAAATGCATTCCCTGTTATAAATGTTCTGCTATACGACGATGTCAGATACGTGTCAACAGCGGAGAAACAGCACTCTGTGAACGAGAATTCAACTGGGAATGGGATGAGGATAGCATCATGAACGAGCAACAGTTTGCAGTCGGTGATCTGGTCAGATATGAGGGCAGTACCTGGCGCGTTGTGGCCATGAGTGCCTCTGGCATTTACCTGCGGGCACGACGGGCGGGGATCGGCTATACCTGTCACCTGCCATGGGAAATTGTACATGAGAAAGTGCGACGGGTGGAACAGCGGCAGATGTATTGTGAGATGTGCAGTGACTGACAGGAGGAGCAGATGAGCACGGTAATCGTTCCGCTCAGTTATGTTGAATGCGAGTTGCGCCGTATGCGTGAGTTGGAACGGCGCATAAAGCGGCTATCCGAGAGCCGCAGGCGGTTGGTCAGGCTGGTGCGTGCCTATCGTGCAATGAGGCGCGAGGATAATTCACCGGTGATTTTCATTGTGCCGGAGGATGAAGCAGAGCAGCCGGTATCCTAGGTCGGGGGGATAATGCCTCGCCTGCGTGACGCTGCAGGACGATTTGTCGCTACACCTGAGTGGCCTGTGGAGGTAACCGAACCGGCCCGTGAGCCGAGTGTCACCGGGGATGTTATTGTGCCGTTTCTGCAATCGCTGATCTGGGCGTTGGCCACTGGGGTTTGTGCACTGGTGCTATGCTGGCTGACCGAATTGCCTGACTGGGTAGCATTGTTGATCGCCGCGATCGCATTTGTCGTCTCGTGGGGGTCGGCACTACAGACTGCCCACGAGACGATCTGGCGCACCGAGACGCCGTTGGTACAGCGTATCGAACCGATACCTCAAACGGTACGGCTGGAGCTGACAGAGACCACACCGGAGGGCAATGTCCAGCGCATGCGTATTGCTGACGTGCCGATAGACGACGAGCGGCTGAGGTTATTTGTGCAGGCGGCGTTAGAGGGACGATCGCTCTCGGTGCACTCCTGGACGCCTGAGCCGTTATCACGCAGTGAATACGAGCGCATTACAGAGGCATTTAGGCAGGCGGGATTCCTGACCGTCTCCCGCGGTCGTGGTGGTCGGCAGCTGACAGAGCGTGGGAGACGAGTATTGCAACGATTATTGCGGGGATAAATATGCAATGTAATGTGCAATTATGTGTACCGCCATTCTGTGGCGATTTTGTATAATCGGCAATGGGGTAGGGGGGATGGATAGAGATGACTTAGACGAGTTGAGCAGATGTGAGCGTAGAGCGCTATTGGTTTGGAGATTGTGTGAGGGCGTGCACATCAGCACGGCAGAGGCGGCAAGGTTGCTGGATGTGACGCGTTTGAGCGCACGGAGATTTCTCAACGCTATTGGCAGGGTTGTGCCTATCTATCTGGACGATAGCACCAATCCGCCACGGTGGCGACGAGTGAGGGAATAAAAAGAGACAACCCGCTGCAAGGCGGGTTGTCGGGCCGGAGATGCTATCTCCGGCGGAGCAATGGTATTATACCGATTTGTGTGAAAAAACAAAAAAGGCCGCGGTTCGTGAGAGACCGGCGGCCGTTCTCCGATATTTCTTTCTAGCGCCTCGGAAGCGGGCGCTTGATCTCAAAGCTGCAGGAGCTGTTTTAGTAGCTTTACAGCTTCTTCAAAATTTTTTCTTTTTATGCAATCAACAATCTTGGTTGTTTCGAATTCGTCATAATTTTGCAGGTTCCCTGCTTTATCCAGCAGGGAACCGACCTCGGACGGAAAGAAGTCCTCGCCTTTAAAGTATCGGCTTTCTAGAAATCCTAGACTCCTTTTCCATTCCTCGTACTCCTTCCAATCCCCTTTGCCCGGGAATTCCCGGGGCAGACGTTTCCAAACAACGTATGTTTCTCCAGTGGGTCTAAACAAACCGTACCAACCCTCTCCGGAGTATTCTACTACATCATCTTCACCATTGTATACCTCTATCCCACTACAGAAAAAGCCGTACGGATTTCTTGGTTGTAGATTGAGTTTCTCTTCTGTTCGTCTCGAAACTTTTGTTATCATTATTTTGTCCTCTCCTGCCCGATTTTGCCCTCGGAGCCGGGGCATATTCCATCCTATTATTCTATCCCTATTGTACCACAATGTACTACATTTGTCAAGAGGTTTTGACGCCAATTTTCGTGTTTGTTTGAGAATTTTAATCTTTCGCCAGAAATCGGTGACAATTCGTCACTGAGTGGTGCAATTTCTGATACCCCCTGCTGGTATAATAGAGTTGACCAAACTGGGAGGGAGTCTATGGACGCAAAACCATTCTGGAAATCACGCACATTCTGGTTTGCCATTCTCTTCGCATTAATCAATATCGCCGGTTTGTTCGGCTACGAGACGTACCAACCCGACCCGCAGACAGTCGAGATCGTGGGCATCGTTGTCTCGGTACTCGCAATCCTGCTGCGGTTCGTGACAGGACAGCCTATTTCTCTCCGCTGAGGGCACGCCGTGACACGCAGCGAGGTGGCATCCATCCGAGAAGATTTAGCGCGCATCGAGGCACAAATCGCAGAGCTGCGTGCATTGGTTGAGAGTGAGGCACAACGCTGCCCATATCGTGAGACCATCGCACAGTCGCGTGAGAATCATCAGCAGCTATCACGATTACAGGTTGATCTGCACACACTGCGCCTTGAGATAGCACGAGCGGGCGCGACGGGCGGAGGGGTTGTTGCTGCGGTTGTTGCTGCGGCGATCGGTATCGGTAAATCGCTGGGGTGGTGGTAATCGAGAAGCGGTGATGATACGGAGATTGGGCACAGGCCACTGACGGTGCGTATAGAATGACAACCTGGAAGAATCGCATCATTGGCAGCGGGGAGGAGGACCCTAAGCAACTGCTGGCTAACCCCAGTAATTGGCGTATCCATCCGAAGGCGCAACAAGATGCGTTGTCGGGCGTGCTCGATGAGGTAGGCTGGGTAGATCAGATCATTGTCAATCAGCGCACCGGGCACGTAGTGGATGGCCACCTGCGCGTCTCGCTGGCACTGCGCCGCAATGAGCCGACCGTGCCAGTGCTGTACGTCGAGCTGAGTGAGGAAGAGGAGAAACTCATCCTGGCGACGTTCGATCCCATCGCGGCAATGGCTACTGCCGACAAGGAACAACTCGATGCGCTGTTGCGGGATGTGCAGACGGGCAATGCGGCGGTACAGGAGATGCTGAACGAGCGGATGAGCCGTTTACAGGTATCCGATAAACTGGACGGGCTAGGAGAACCGAATGCTGATGGCGGTAAATACGTCGAGTGTCCTATGTGCGGTTACAGATGGCAATATGACAGTTCTGCGGGATTTCCTTGAAACCATGACGATTGAAAATGAGTGAGAGTTTGCAGTCACCGCGCCGAATTAAATCTACTGAACGTCAGCGTCAGGCACTCGAGCTGCGCAAAGCGGGCGCCACATACGAGATGATTGCCGAGAAACTCGGTTTCCGCGGCCCATCTGGTGCATATGAGGCCATCAAGGCCGCCCTCGAAAAAACTCTTCGTCCTCCCGCCGATGAGCTGCGCCAGCTGGAGAGTGAGCGCCTCGACGCCCTTTTGTTGGCCGTCTACCCGCAAGCGCGGCAAGGCAACCTCGGCGCGGTGGACAGAGTGTTGCGCATCATGGAACGGCGCGCACGCCTGCTGGGATTGGACGCTCCGATCAGGACCGACATCACAACTGGTGGCCAACGGTTGGTGATCGAGTATGTCAACGATTGGCGTGATAAAACTCCCATACCCGCATCCTGGCCAGATAGCGGTCCGGCGACACTCACGCCGGATAACGGTGTTGAGCGCGGGCCGGCGCTGGCGCAAGACGACACTGGCAATGGCGATTATGGTTGAGGCGGCGGTGCGCGGCGGTCAGTACATCTGGGGTGCGCCGACGTTTGACCAGGTGCGTGTGGCGTGGGATGAGACGCGACATGCGGTCGGCGCTCATGCAACGTTTTACCAGCAGCGTATGGAAGCGGTGTTCTGGACGGGTGGTGTGATCCGGTTTCGGTCGCTGGATGATCCCGACAACGCGCGCGGCCACACTGCTGACGGCGTCGTAATTGATGAGTGCGCCGACGTAAACGAGCGGGCGTGGTATGAGGTGTTGCGCCCGATGCTGATTGACACCGGCGGCTGGGCATGGCTGATTGGCACGCCGCGCGGGCACAATTGGTTTTATCGCGAGTTCGTGGCGGCCCAGGAACGGCCGGATAGTGCGGCATTCATGGCACCGACGTTAGGCGTTGCCATCCGCGACGGTGCGCTAGTGCGCGAGCCGCATCCGCTAGAGAACCCGCATGTGCCATTTGAGGAGATCGAGCGGCTGTGGCGCATGCTCCCAGAACGCACGTTCCGTCAGGAAATACTGGCCGAGTTTGTCGAGGACGGTGGTGGCGTCTTCCGGCGTGTGCGGGAGGCGGTGGGTGATGTCGAACCGTCCGGGCAGTATGTTTTTGGTGTGGATTGGGGGCGCAGTGAGGATTGGACGGTCATCACGGTGCTGGACGTGCAGAAGCGCGCGGTGGTGGCGATTGACCGGTTCAATCAGATTGATTACGCCTTGCAGACCAACCGCCTCAAGGCACTGGCTGAACGATATCGCCCCGACGTCATCATTGCCGAGGCCAATGCGATGGGGCAGCCCATCATCGAGCAATTGCAGCGCGATGGACTGCCGGTGCGGGCGTTCATGACGACCAGTGCTTCGAAGGCGCAGATCATCGAATCGCTGGCGCTGGCGTTCGAGCGTGGGATGATCACCATCCCGAATGATCCTGTGCTGATCGAGGAATTGACGGCCTATGAAATGTCGCGGCTGCCGTCTGGTATGGTGCGCTACGCTGCGCCCAGCGGCATACACGACGACTGTGTGATGAGCCTGGCGCTGGCGTGGTCGGCATGCGTGGAGCGAGACATAATCTTTGCGTTTGTGTGAGGTGAAATATGCCAGTAGACGTGACTGATAAGTACATCCGTATTCGGCAACGAGACCCGGATGATTTCGAGGAGGGATCATTTCGCACCATTACGCTCAGTGACGAGGATGGTATCCGTGCAGTGATTGGACGTCTCAAAGGTCAGGATAGCACGACCGTGCAATCATACCTGTTCGATAAGGAGAAGTGGACAGTCGAGGAAGCCGAAAGATGGGTGAAGGAGCATAGAGAGCGCAAGGGCATGGCGGTCAAAATGCTGACCGAGGATGACACCGGCGCGGTGATAGGTGGCTATCTGCTGCTCTGGGGCAACCCGGCAATGAAAGACCTGCAAGGTGACTATTTCACGCCGGAGACAGAGCTGATGCTGGATCACTATAAATCGGCGCCGTTGCTATTTCACCACGGGCTGGATGATAGCATCGGGCTGAGCGTCATCGGCAAACGGCTGGATGCGAAATCCGACGACGTCGGCGTGTTCGTACAGAGTTGGATTGACAAAAGTAATCGCTACTGGGCGATGGTCGAGCCGTTGCTGAAAGCGGAACGGCTATTCTACTCGCCTGGGAGTGCGTCGCATCTGGTGAAACGAGCGCCAGACGGCAAGTTGTTGTCATTCCCAGTGGTCGAGGACACATTGACGCCAGTGCCGGCGCAATATCGGTTGCGACCGGTTGAGCAAATCAAAGCGGCGTACAAGGCAGCGCACCTGGAATTGCCAGACCTGGCTGATACTGCCGACGCGGGGGCGTCGGGTGTGAAGGCAGCGAAGGCGCGGGTGGCTCTGGAGGAGCTATTAATCCAACTTGCGGAGGAGACAGAATGAACACTCAGGAATTGATGGCGGCTGCGAAAGTCAAGGCCGCCGAGGCGCGGGCAATCCTGGAAAGTGATGCACCAGATGTCGAGAGGGCCAACGCGCTGTTGGCGGAGGCGAAGGCCTATCGCGAGCGGGCGGAGGCCATCAAGGCTGCTGATGGCGTGTTGGCGGCGGTTTCCGAGCCGGAGCGGCCAGACCTCCCGACTGGTGACACACAGCAGGCCAATGTGAAGGCGATTGAAGCCGCGCATGTGTTGCGGTTCGGGGCAATTGATGAGCCGACAGACAAGGTGATGCGTGAAATCTACGGTGGCGACTACCGTCAGGTGGCGTTTGAGCAGATCAAGGCATTCACGCGTTACTTGCGATCGGGCATTGCCGACCGGGCGCTGACGCGGCAGGTGTGGGACATCGCGGATGTCAAAGCGATGCTCAAGGATGGAATGACCGTCAGTGAAATCAAGGCGACGATGGTCGAGGGGCAGGACACGCTGGGCGGCTACGCCGTGCCACCACAGATAGCGAACGAGATACTCGGTCGGCTGCCGGGTTTGACCGTCGTGCGTGGCGGCGGGGCGCTGGTCATTCAGACTGCTAGTAATGCCATCCAGTGGCTCAAGTTGACAGGTGGCAACGATCAATACCGCACAGGCATGCGCGGCCAGTGGGATAGCGAAGTGGCTGCGCCGGCGGAGAAGAATTTCACCTGGGGGTTGGAGACCATCAATGTCAACACCTACACCTATAAGGTGGCAATGTCGCAGAGCCTCATCGAGGATGCGCAGAACATCGTGCCCATCTTCAACTCGCTGGTGACCGACACACTGGCGATTGACGAGGATGAGGCCTTCCTGGTAGGCGACGGTGTGGGCAAGCCGCGCGGTATCCTGCCTGGAGGGGCGAATGCACACGGGCTGACTGAGGTTATCAGTGGTCACGCCTCACAATTGACTGTGGAGGGTGTCAAAAAACTGAGGCGTGGCATTGCGAGCCAGTACCGGCGCAACGCTTGCTGGATCGGCAACAGTGACACAGCTAGTGTCATCGAGCTATTCCAGGACAGGCAAGAGCGGTTCTATTTCGAGTACCTGGAAGTTGGGGAAGCGTTCATGCGGCAACCCTGGCGCGAGAGCGAGAGCATGCCGGACATTGCCGCCAACGCCTATCCGCTGATCTACGGCGACCTGTCCGGGTACCGCATCGTGGAGCGGCTGGGGCTGTCGGTCGTGCGCTTCCAGGACAGCAACACCGGCATCAACAAAGTGGAGTTTCATGTCCGGAGGCGCATCGGTGGCAACCTGCTTGAGCCGTGGAAGTTCGCTGTTCAGAAGGTGGCGGCCAGCTGAGGCCGGGGAGGATAACAGATAATGAGCGGTGAGATTTTTGCCAACAAGTATAAGATCGTGCCGGGCAAGGCGGCGCCGGAGTCACAGATCACGGCCGGCAATTACCCGGCGTCGGGGTCGTATGTGGATGTATCTGGCTGCGAGCGGTTTCACGTGCTGATCCATCTCGGCACGGTGCACGATAGCGACGCGCCGACGTTCGAGGTCAAGCAGGCATCGGCTGCTAATGGCACGCTCAAGGCGATCAGCGAGGCCCATTGCAAATGGACAGGCACGGGTGCGTCGGACAATAACCTCGTGCTGATCACCATCGAGACCGACAAGCTGGACATCAACAACGGCTACAAGTACGTCACGGTGGTTGCAGGTGGTACGCTCACCAATGGCACGTATGCCGACATACTGTATCTGCTGCCGTTGACCAGCGAGCCGGTGACACAGCTGGCGACCATCTGCCCCGCGGCCAATCAGCTAGCGTTTGTGGGCTAACACATTGACGAGGGAGGGGCGGGGAAACTCGCCCCTCCAGGAGGAGAACGACGATGAGCAAGCGAGGTCTAATTGGGATTGCCATAGGCATAGTGCTGGTAATGCTGCTCTTCGCATTGCCGATATGGGCGCAACACCAGACCAAAATCTACTTTGATCAAGGCGGCGAACGGATGGTGATCCAGGCTGGCGGCGCAGTGGTAGTGACGCCCGGCGCAACGATGAACATGCTGTACTACCCGGCCGCCGGTCAGGCCGAGGTGTGCGGATCAACCGTCATCACCGGTACAGGTACATTGCCGCACGGGCTGGCGACGCCGGTGTACGTGAATGTGAGCCTGGGCGCTGATTTTCATGAAGATCACGCCTTCGTGACATTCACTAACATATCGGGAACGGTGACCGCGAAGGTATGGAAGTACAATGCGACGCCTGCGCCCGCAACTACGGGAGTGCCGATCAATTGGTGCATCAAGGGCATTCCATAAGAAGGCTGACATGCTGAGATGAAAATCGAAATCCTGGTGACTGCTCCCTACACCAACTTTGAGAGTGACCCGCCGGGTCGTGCGGTTATGCTGCAGGCAGGTGCTGTGGTTGACTACCCTGACTGGTACGCGCGCGGGCTGTGTGACGCTGGTTTAGCCAAGCCGGTAGAGGACCTCCCACCGGTGGCGTCTTCACCGCCTCTGGTTGAGGTTAAAGCCAGCGAATATCATAGGCGAGGTCGGCGGACGTGAATGAGTATTGCATGCTCCATGATCTGAAGGCTTATCTCAGGATCACGGAGACCGACAGCGACACGCTGCTCAGCCTGTTCGCCGAGCAAGCCAGTCGCATGCTGGACGCGGCCTGCCGACGGCGGTTCTATCCGCTCATCGCAACGCGCTACTACGACCATCCGCGTGATGCCAGTGTGCTGGTTCTGGACGACGACCTATTGGAGGTCATCACATTCACGATCAATAATGGCATGGTTACAGTGGCAGCCAGCGACTACTATCTCACCTGCGGCGGACAGCACAACCTACTGCCGGCTGATCGCATCGAGATGCGGATTGACGGCCAGCATGCGGCATTACAATACAGCACGACGCCCCAGCGTGCGCATGCCGTTACTGGTATCTGGGGATACCACGAAGCGTGGGCCAATGCCTGGGACTCTGTTGATGCTCTAATGACCGCAGTGGACAACAGCACGACGACGCTGCCGGTCAATGACGCCGATGGGCCAGACTTGGACGGTCTGACGCCGCGCTTCAAGGTTGGGCATCTGATCCGGGTGGACAGCGAGTTCATGTACGTCAGCGCCGTCACGGCTGGCACGATCAATACACTGACTGTGCGGCGTGGAGTCAACGGCAGCACGGCTGCGGCGCACGATGCAGGGGCGGCAATTGCGGTATACCGACCAATGAGCGACATCGTCTCGGCGGCCAAACGGCTAGCGGCTTGGCTGTACGGCCAGCGCGACCAACCCTACGCTGAGCGCGTCCAGGCGGCGCAGCAGGGGATCATCAGCATCCCTGAGGCCATGCCACCAGACGTGCGATTGGTAATTGCGAGATATGCACGGTGAGCGTGGCAACCGTCACTGATGCGCTGGCAGCGCTGGAGAAGACGATCACGGGTGTCAAGGCGGCGTACAGCCTGGACGAGACACCCAACGCACTCACCACGCTGCCGGCCTTCGTCAACTGGCCGGGCGCAGCGACGTATGAGACGTGCTCCGGTCTGGGCATTGAGATACGCACGTACCGGTGCATTCTCTATGTCACGCCGGTGCAGTCGCCAGTGGAGATGCGCTATAAGGGTAAATTGGCCGAGCCGTTGTTGGAGGCCGCTCGGAATGCCTTCCTGGGCGCGCCCGGCCTAGCAGGCACAATCGGTGTGTTGGCCATGCGGTTTACAGGCGACAGTGGACTGGTCGCCATCGAGGACTATGGCGGCGTCTACATTGGCGCCGAATTCACAGTGCAGGTGCAGGAGGAGATCAATGTCACATATACGGACTAACACAGTCCAATGCCCGCGATGCGGGCGGCAGGTTGAGTTAAAGCCACATCCCACAAAGGCCAATCGCATCATTGCTGAGTGCGAATGCAATCGCGGCCCATTGGGTGAGTATCTCGGCCCAGTGTTTGAAACGAATGCAGAGGGCGCGCCGATAGCGCGCGAGGAGGTAATCAATGACAGCTCCATCAGTTAAGACCAGCGGCAGCGGGTTCCGCTATGCCACCATCTACGCACTGGACGCCAATGGCTATCCGGCGGCCACCAGTACGACAGTCTATGAGGGTATACAAGCCGAGGGTGCGAAGACGCTGGAGTTGAATGAGCCAGAGCCTCGCATCATCAATATCACAGGTGACGATCGGTTGTACGCGATGGACGCACTACCGGCGCTGGAGGGCATAAATGGCACCCTCACCATTGCGCGCGGCAACATGGCGTTGGAGGCGCTCACGCGGGCGGTGATCAACTTCACGGTTGGCGAGGCGAAGGGCCTGGTCGGCGGCATCACTGACAAGAGCGGATTTGAACCGCAATGCGCGATTATGGCGTACCGCCAGGCACTGACCGAGACCGGCGCACGGGTATACGAGAGCGTTGTAATTCCACGTGCGCTGCTGTTCGCACGCCACAGCGGCTACAATGAGAACGCCGCCGAGTATTCTTTTAGCATCGTTCCGCAACTAGTCACCAAGCACCTCTGGGGGACAGCGCTGTCATTGAACACTGAGGGCGTGACGCAGGCGCAGGTGATCCGGTTTATCACCCAGTATAAGCCGTACATCGTTGCCTGGAAGGGTGATAATGTGGTGACCAAGTTCTTGTTCGCTGCGGGCCGTCAGGCGGTTAGTACGGATAAAATTCACGGCGTGTGGGTGAACGGCACGTTGGACGCAACGGCCACTAAGGCAACGGACGGTGTGACACCGACAACCAAGCCGGGCGTCGGTGATATAGTAGTTTGCTTCTACGAAGTTGCATAGCGGAGGGCCGGCCCATGGCCTTTTTCGACCGGTGGCTGGATCGCACCATCGCGCGGCTCGGCTACGTCAAAGCCACACGCACGCCGGTTGCGGCCGTGTTTGCCGGAGAGACGCCGCTTGGCGCTGGCCTCGGCAGTAATGACTATTCGCAAGAGGAACGTGAACGGCTGGCAATCACCAGCGCGTGGGTGTACTCGGATGTGCGTGTCATTGCCAACGAGGCCAGCGCGGCCGACGTGGACATCTGGCAGGGGCAGAATGAGATAGAGGATCATCCTGTCGAGAGGTTGCTCGAACGGCCCAACCCGTACATGGGATCAGCGTGGATGCGCCAATACACGATACAGTGGTTGCTGTTGCGCGGTGAGGCCTACTGGCTGAAGGTCTATGATCGTGCTGGTGAATTGCGCGAGTTGTGGCCCATTCCATCCAGCCACATCGAGCCGATACCTGACACACAACGCTACATCGCTGGTTACCGGTACACGCCCATGAATGGGCGTCCGCCCATCTATCTCGAACCGGAGCAAGTGGTTTTCTTCCGCTTCCCCAATCCATTCGATTACCACCGTGGTCTCTCACCACTCACGGCATATCGGATGGCAGTTGAGACCGACATCGCGGCGAGCGCCTGGAACATGCGGACGTTCCGTGATGACGTGACACTGCGCACGCTGATCAGTGTGCCGGCGGAGATGTCAGAGCCGAATTTTGCGCGGGCGAAGGCCGACCTACAGACCGAGTTGATCGGGAACCAACGGCGGTTTCTCATCGTGCGCAGTGGTGACGTGACGGTCACCCCGCTCAGCATCAGCCCAAAGGACATGGAGTTTCTGGCGGGGCGGACGTTCACGCGAGAGGAGATAGACCGCGTGTTTGGTATCCCAGCGGGATTTTGGGCCAAGGAGGCGACGCGCGCCAACTCGGAAGCAGCGAAGGCGGTGATGATCGAGCAGGCGGTCTGGCCGGTATTGGTTCTGATGGCCGAGACCATCACCAATCAGATGGTGCGCATTGACTTTGGAGATGATCTAGAGTGCCGTTTCAAGGACATTCGCACTGAGGATCGCGCGCTGCTGGTGCAGGAACGCCAGGCATACTGGCAGGTGAAAACCGTCAATGAGGCGCGGCACGAGCTGGGTCTTGATCCGCTAGATGATCCGATCTTGGGAGAAACGCTTGTACCACTCGCTGTGAAGGGCGAACCGCTCGGAGACATGTCATTTAGCGTAGATGTGGCAAGTGACATAACTAAGGCTGCGCGTGAGGACTTGAGGCGTTGGGAGAGCATCGCGCGGCGGCGGGTGCGGGCTGGTGAGCCGGCAGCCTACGATTTCGAGAGCCAGCACATTCCGCCTGAGATCAAGGCCAGTGTGTTGGCGAAATTGGCGACGGCGACGACCGAGGAGGAGGTGAAAGCGGCGTTCGCGATGCCCTTTCGGCTTTGGTGGTACTGAGATCAAGGCCAAGAAGCTGACAAAGGCGGAACAATGGTTGGCACGGCGATATCAACTTGAAAGAGATCAGATACTCTTTTTCAAGCGTCTGTTCAAACAGCAATGGAAGGCTTTCATCGTTCAACTGCAGAGCGGGATGCCGCTCGAACAAGCATTGGATGCCATTGATATAGTGAATCAGCAGTTTAAAGATGATATGGTATTGGCATTACAAAAGGCGGCCAGCAACGGCGTGAACCAGGCTCAGGCAGCGGTACAAGCGGCTGCCGCATCAGCCACTGCCGTGCCGAATGTCCAGCTGCCGGTGATGGGCATCGATTGGGCGCTGGTCAACGAGAACGCCAAAGAATGGGCGCAGCAATATGCCTATTCTGAGATTGGCGGCATCACAGCCACGACGCGCAAGGCCCTGCGCCAGAAGGTGGGCGATTGGCTGGTATCCGGCCAGCCACTGCAGCAGCTGATGCGCGATAAGCAGCTGGTTCAGCTGTTCGGTCCGCAGCGTGCGAAGCTGATCGCGGTTACCGAGGTGACGCGCGCCTATGCCGAAGCCAACCAGCTGGTTTTTCAGCAGACGGGGGTGCAACAACGGCGCTGGAATACCGCCAACGATGAACTGGTGTGTTCTATCTGCGGCCCACTGAATGGGACAGTGGTTGGTATCACTGAGCCGTTTCCGGGCGGGATTATGCTGCCACCGGCGCACCCGAATTGTCGGTGCTGGATCACGCCAGTGGTATCCGAGGAGCCGGATGGAACTGAGCATTCAGGTTAAGGGTGTAGACCGACTCGTATCGAAGTTCGGCAAACTGGCAACGTTCACCAATCTGAGGCCGGCAATGGGCGATTCGCTCAACAAGGTGTGGAACGAACTGGCCAGGTATCCGAAACCGCCAGAGCATGGCACGTTCACCGGCTTCAAGAGCGAGAAGCAACGCCGGTGGTTCTTTGCCGCGCTGCGAGAAGGGCTGATCGAGGTGCCCTACAGGCGAACCGGCACGCTGGGGCGGAGCTGGACAATGCGCATCAGCTCAACGGTGGACGGCATCGAGGGCCGGGTCGGCACGAATGTCGTCTATGCGCCTTGGGTGCAAGATCGGGATAGGCAGGCTGTCATCCATCAGGGCCGCTGGCAGACGGCGCAGGATGTATTGGAGAAGCTGCAGGACTGGATCGTGCACCGGTTCCAGCGCGAGATTGATAAGCTATTGCAATTGCTATAGGGGGCAGGATGCCACTTGCCACGGAAACGATCAAGTATGAGGACATAGAAATAACCGTCAGCGAGGCCAGTGTGGCCATGGGCATGCGACGCAGTGTGTTGCGCGGCGAGGCACTTAGGCTGGATGTGCCGGACGAGACGCCTGAGCAGTGGCTACTGCGGGTGATCACGTTCCCTGACCTGACCGCAGCAACTCAGGCAGTAGATGGCATCCCGTGGCCGTTGACGTTTGAAGAGTTCCGCGATCTGCCGGAGCGCTTAGTGAACCTGTGGAGCGAGGCCGTCTACCGCCTCAATCCCCACTGGAACCCAATAAAGGAGGACGACCCAAAAAAAGGGTAAGTCAGAGCGAGGAGCTGTACCGGCGGCTCACGCTCTGGCACAGGGCACAGGATACTGGTGATGAATTGCCTGATGTGTATCTGCACGATCTGGAACGGGCGTGGCGCTCGTGGACTCTGGGAGAGGCGCTTGGTTGGCAGGCACTACCACTGGCGGGCGGCTACCTGGAGCAACCGGAGGCGCTGATGGAAGACATGCTGATGATTGCGGCCATATCACGGAGAGTTAAGGAGCGGATCGGTGGCGGTTAATACGCTGGATATCCTGCTGCGAGTCAACGGCGCTTCACAAGTCCGCACGGCATTACAGAGTATAACCGGAGCGGTGCAACAGCTGGGACTTATGCTCGGGGCTGGTGGTGTTACAGCGGGGATGATTGCCTTCAGCAAGCAGTCGTTACTGATGGCCGGCAATGCCGAACGATTGGGGCGAGCCACCGACAACCTGGCGAGATCACTGGGCGCATCAGGCGAGGCAATGATCAAAGCCATCACCGATGCCTCCAAGAATACAATCAGCGGCCTGGACGCAATGCGGATGGCTAACAAGGCCATGCTGCTGGACGTGGTGAAGAACGAAAAGGAGATGAGCGATCTGGCGAGGATCGCCATTGTGCTGGGGCAGGCGATGGGCAAAGATGCCGCGAGCGCAGTAGATGACCTGACTACCGCGCTCGGACGCCAATCACCTCTGATCCTGGACAACCTCGGCATTAAGATGAACTTGACCGAGGCTGAAGCGCGCTATGCAGCGATGCTCGGCAAGACGGTAGACCAGTTGACAGAAGCCGAGAAGAAGCAGGCGTTCCTGAACGCCGCGTGGGAAAAGGCACGCCAGAAGGCTGAGCAGTTGGGTGGTGTGCAGATTGATACCATCGGTCAGCTGGAACAACTGACGGCTGCCTGGGCGGACTTCCAAACCGAGTTTGGAAAGTTTCTTACCGGCAGCGGCGTGATCGAGACGCTCACCAACCTGGTCACGCTACTGAAAGAGGGCGCCATTGCCTGGCAGGGGGTATTTGAGCGAGGCAAAGCCGGGCAGGAGACAGGAAAGGCCCAGACCCTCGCCATCGCATCCACAGCCCTTGCAGCCCTCATTCCGGGTCCCGGCAGCATCGAAGAGAAAGCCGTTTGGATCGCTCAAGCAGCGCAAAACCTGGGACTTGTGTCCATCGAAGCCGAAGCGTTGCAGCGGGAGTTGACCGACGCGGCAACAGCCGAACAGACGCAAGCTGACGCCGCCCGTGCGGTAGCGACCACAGCGAATCAGGCAGCCGCCGTGCAGCGCGACTATGCCGGGGCACTTAAGGCAGCCGGGGACTTGGCACAAAGACTCGAATCCCTTGAGCAGCAGTACAATCGTGACCGGGAGGATACCATCAAACGCTTCAACCAACGACGCGCGCAGATGGACGAGGACTGGGCGCGTTTGCAAAATGAACAGCAGGCAGACTTTAATCGTCAGCGCGAACGCATGATGCGCGATTTCCTCAAGTCGCAGGCTGATATGGAGGCGCGTTACCATGAGCAACGCACTGCCTTGGCGGTGCAGTACGGCATTGAGGCCGAGCGTGCCGAAGCGGAACATCAGAGACGGATGGCGCGGATGCGTGAGGACTATGCAATGCAGCAGGAGGATGCCGTCGCCGCCCGCGACGCGATCGCATTCCTGCGCAACGCGCGCAATTACGAGATCAACCGACGGCGGGCCGAGGAGGAATTTGCCGATCAAAATGCCAGGCGACAGGCTGATTATCAGCGTCAACTGGAAGACATGCAGCAGGCGTTTAACCAACAGCGTGATCAGCGTCTGGCGCAATTCAAACAGCAACAAGAGGACATGCAGGCCGACTTCGAATATCGACAGGCGCGAGCAGCTGAGTATCGCGCAATCGAGCTGCAACGCCTTGAGGCAGACTATCAGGAACGGATGGCCGATCTGGATGCTCAACTGAAGGCGGAGCGAGACGCCGAGAAGCAAGCATTTCGTGATCGCATCCTGGAACTGGAGGGATTCAACAAAGAGTTCCTGGCGCTGGAGCAACAACGCAACGCAATGGCCAAGCAGTTGCTCGAGGAAACGCTGCGGGATATGCGCCAGCTGCGTGCTCAGGTAACCTATCAGCCGGTACACGGCCGCGCAATGGGCGGCTACGCGGTGGCGGGGCTGTACCGTCTCGGCGAGGCTGGACGCGAGTTCGTACTTAATGCGGCTGCGACACGCAGCGCTGAGATGCTGACCGGCGGCCTGCTCAGCCAGGACAGGGTGTTAGCCATGCTGGCCGCCGGACGTGGAGCTATTAACAACTTCAATCAGACCATCAACATCGGTGCGCAGGATAGCTACACTGGGCTGCTGTCGGCCATCCGCGCGCAGACAGTTGAACTACTCCGAGAATATGCGAGGGCATGATGCCGGTCTATGACTACGAGATCGGGACCACCAGTACCACGACCAACGTTGAGTCGTTGTCGCCACCACTCCCACCGCCGCGCAGCGTGTTCATCGAGTACACACGCGAGTACGATAAGGCGGACGGCCAGATAGGTGGCGATGGTTACCCGATGGCGATCTGGACGTTTGACCTGCTGACCACAGCGCAGTTGGCCAAATTACGAACGTATTGCAGCGGCAAGAGCGCAGCGGTCTACATCAAGACGCGCAATGCGAGCGAGGCATTCGTCAAATACCGCGGAGTGATGATCTGGCCGTCTGACTTAATGAAAAAGCGTGTGGCCGGTAAATACCTGGACGTGCAAATTGAGTTTCGGCGGTTGGTGGCAGTATGACAGCGCTCAGTTCGGATGAGAAGAACCTATTGCGGGCTGGCGGCCACAAAGCAACGCTGTATTTGTCCGTGCTCAAGCCGCAATCGGTGTTCACCGCGCAGGTGAACATGACGTCACCTGCGCGGGGTGCCCGCAGCATCGTCTATGACAATGATAGCGGCGAGGATAGCGTACTGCCAGGAATGACCATGTGGGTTGGCACGAGTCCCGGCGCATGCGATGTGGGCAAGGTGCGCGTGCGGGCGATCAACACTGGGACTAACACCATCACTGTCAGCGAAAACAGTCTGGTTTGGGCGAATGACCAGTATCTGACGGTCAAACGCAATTGGGAATTGTGGCCGGTCTACCCTCGGTTCGATGCATCCGGCAATTTTTACAAGGATTATGACATTCCATACACCGACGAGAATGAACAACTGAGGCCCGTGGCGATCATGGGGCCACCGCGCGCCGAATTTGATGATGGTACAGAAACGACATTCGTGTTCGCTGATACCAACAATGATGCCGGTTATGCCTTCCGTGGCGAGAATATCATTAGCCGGTCTTGGGATGTCATCGGCCCAGGGACTTATAGTTGGACAGCGGGTGGTTCGACACAGATTCTCAGTATTTCCGGGAGCGAACGCTTCACCGATGCGCACTGGGTCACGCTCACAGTCACCGACAGCAATGGCAAGACACAAACGACGCGGCGACCGGTATTCTGTCACGAACGGACTGGCAGCAACGCGCCGATCACTGCGTTCACATTGGAATCACTGACGGGGGATTGGGAGCATGGCGGTTGGACAGCGCGTCTGAGAGTCTATAGCGGTGCGACGACCAGCGATTTACCGGATGGCACGCTAGTTGTGTTATGGCACGAGGCGATCTATGGCAACACACCAGTGCTGATCGGCGGCAACTATCCGTATGCCAAGAATATCCTGTTCGTCGGCTACGTGCGCGGCGAGACTGTCAGGCAGGATTGGAATACCGGCGACGTGACGTTTGAAGCAACGACGATTGATGGCCTATTGCGGCGCTCCATGATGTTCTCTGTGCCTCTAAAGATGACCCTGGGCACGCAGGATCAATGGTATGAGTTCACTGGCCCGACGGTCGCTGAGGCAGTGCATCATTATTTACGCTGGCACAGCACGCTGTTCGACATTGCCGACGTATACTTGCCGATGGCGAACACGCTGCGAGTGGAGACCATCGAGGACTTCGCCAAGGGTGACCTGTACACCCAAGCTGATAACTTCGCGCGCAACTATGGAATCTTCGCGCATGTCTGCTGCAACAAGCTCGGACAGGTGTACGTCGCCGAGGATGCACAGATGTTGAATGCCACACGCCGGAATGCGCTCACTATAATCAGTGACATCACGGCGGCTGACCGGCGCGGCGAGATTACCATATTGCATCAACCCGAACCGCGCGTCGGGATGGTGCATCTGAGCGGCTTCGCCTACCCGCGCACACCGATCATCAGCAAGGCGCCCGGCAATGCGCCGCTCGATATCGGCGCTCAGGTGATGCATTTCGAGCGGCAGATACTGGCGAGCCAGGCACAGGCGAATGAGCTGGCCGGGCGCGCATTGGCGGCGGCCAATAACCCGTATCCTGAGGTGCGCATTCAATTCGCCGGGCATTACCTCGGCGCGCTGGACATTGTGCCGCAGGAGTGGTGGACGCTCAGCCTGGAGGCCGGTGATACACCACGTGGGATCGTCTGGACGAACAAGCGGTTGGTGTGCCGAAACGTATCGGCCAGCTACGACCCGGCGGCCGGCAGTATCTTGGTCGATGCCGTGTTTGAGCCAGAGGTCGAGAGCCAGGACGGCGTGGACGGCGATTACCCGGCCAATCCACCGGATGACAACAACATCACGCCACCATCGCCGCCGGTCATACCTCCCCAGCCACCGGCGGCCAGTGGGCGGTTGGCAGCGTTCGATCATAATCTAGGCCACCTCAATCAAACATTGGCTGGGACATGGGAGACGCGCAACAATGGCGCGGCGACGATCACCGACAATCAAGGCGGATTTGATCCGCATTGGCCGACTGTTCAGAATAGCACGGACATCGAGGATGCTATTCTGTGGCGTCTGCAGACGGGCAAAATTTACCGGAGCACGGACTGCGGGCGCAACTGGTCGCAGGTGACCGGAATGGGCGATCCTCCGAACGCCTGGGATGACAGTCCAGCGCCGACGTTCGCCAACTGTGACGTGGTGATGGGCACGCCGAATAACTACCGTGCCGGCGAGTGGTATTTCCTGGTGCGCTGGCAAAATAGCGCCGGTAACTGGCGGGGCTGGATATTAAAGTGCACCGGGAACGGTGAGGGGTGGATGTGGCAGCCATTGGGCGGCGCTTCCTACCAGAAAATCGGCCAGTATTACTACGCAACCTCCATCAGCGACATGAACTGGGACTACCCCGCCACCT